TGTAGCAGAGGGTTTTATCTTCCTAAACGAAAGTACACCACCTTGGTTTAGTACATGTTTGTATATATGTATAGGTAGTAGTTTTGGATACAGGTTTGGTAAGACAGGTATGCAATTAATGGGAAAAAATAAATGACATGTGCATGTGGAAAAGAAGACTGCAAGTGTAGTTCAAATGATTTAGTTCCTGATAAAATGGGCTATCAAATAAACAAAAGGAGAATGGCATGGGTTTTAATTATTCTTATGGGTATTACCACTATCCTAACTTTGGCATTTCCAGACAGACTCGCAGAAGCAGAGAGTATTCTTATGACACAATACATAAGTATGTGTGGCTTAGTAGGGGCATATTTTGGTTTTAGTGCTTTAAGTGGTAAGAAATGATTGAAGCAGAGGGTTGGAATAATCACGAAGATACGTTTGAAGAAGCGTTAAGAAGAGAATTATTATCTGCAAGAGGAACAATACTTATATTACAGGATGATATAAAACAATTAACAGAGGCATATTATACTGTACTAAAAGAAAATGAAAAATTAAAAAGGACACATTGATGGAAACATTTACGGATAGACTAAGAGAGGAACTTAAAATAGATGAAGGATGTAAATACGAAGTATATTTGGACCACCTTGGATTACCTACATTTGGTATCGGACATCTTATTACTGAAAAAGACCCTGAGTACCAAATGGGGATGGGAACACCAATTGATGAAATACGAGTCAACGAAGCGTTTGAACAAGACGTATATGTAACATTAGGTGAATGTAAAAAACTATTTGATGATTGGGATAAACTACCTGAAGAAGTTAGATTAATTTTAGCTAATATGATGTTTAATATGGGTAGACCACGATTATCTCAATTTAAAAAAATGATACAGGCTATACATGATGGCAATTGGTTAGAAGCAGGTTATCAAATGAAAGATTCAAGATGGTACAAACAAGTAACAAATCGAGCAGACAGACTTATATCCCGGATGCAGGGAGTCGGCTTGAGTTAAAAAGACAAGAGCAAAGAAAAAAACATATTAACAATTTAATAGAGCTCTTTAAACCTAAAGAAAGAAAGTTTATAAAACATGGCTAGAAAATTAACCGAAAGACAACAAAAATTTTTAGATGTACTATTTGACGATGCAAAAGGTAGTATAACAAATGCTAAAATAATAGCAGGTTATTCTACATCAACAAGTTTAAGTGAAATAGTAAAGGCTTTAAAAGATGAAATTATGGAAGCAACGCAGATGTATCTAGCTAGAAATGCTCCTCTTGCTGCTCGTGGTATCGTTGGTGGAATAGAAGACCCAACAGAACTAGGCATAAGAGAAAAGTTAAATGCATCTAAAGAGTTACTAGATAGAGTTGGTTTGGTTAAAACAGAAAAGGTGCAAGTTGAAGCATCAGGTGGTGTTATGCTATTACCTGCAAAAGAAAGCAATGACTAGAACATTAGGAAAGGCATGGGAGCTTCCACAACCTGTAGATTTAAAAGATGACGATGAAAAAGAGTGGATTTCAATTCCTAGAATTGCAAGAACTATACCGTTTGGTTATAAATTAAATACAGAAGACCCTAATTTATTAGACCCAATACCTTATGAGTTAGAAGCAATAGAGTTAGCTAGAAAGTATACAAATCAATACTCATATAGAGAAGTAGCGAATTGGCTAACTAAAAAAACAAATAGAACTATATCACATGTAGGTTTAAGAAAAAGATTAATGAATGAAAGACAACGTAAGAACAAGGCTAGAACTCTTAGAAAATGGTCCGAGTACGCTAAGAAAGCAATCGAAAAAGCAGAAACGTATGAAAACCAAAGAACAGGTGCAAGAACCTAAAATAAAAGAAGTTAGTAGTCAGGACAGCATACCTATAGAGGAGCAAAATATTGTATTTGCACCTAACAAAGGTCCTCAAACAGAGTTTCTTGCAGCAAGTGAAAGAGAAGTTTTATATGGTGGTTCAGCAGGTGGTGGCAAGTCGTTTGCTATGTTAGCAGACCCACTACGTTACATGGGTCACTCAGCATTTAGTGGATTACTTTTAAGACATACAACAGAAGAACTTAGAGAACTTATATTTAAATCTAAGGAATTATATCCTCAAATATGGAAGGGTATAAAGTGGTCAGAAAGAAAGATGCAGTGGGAAGCACCATCAGGTGCAAGACTTTGGATGTCTTATCTTGATAGAGATGATGATGTACTAAGATATCAAGGTTTAGCATTTAGTTGGATAGGATTTGACGAATTAACACAATGGTCAACTCCATATGCTTGGAATTATATGCGTTCACGACTGCGTTCTACAGCACATGATTTACCTGTGTATATGAGAGCTACAACAAACCCCGGAGGTCCGGGACATCAGTGGGTTAAAAAAATGTTTATTGACCCTGCTCCTTATAATAAAGCATTTGATGCAACAAATATAGAAACAGGTAAAGTTTTAATTTACCCTGAGAAGCATAGTAAAGCAGGGCAATCATTATTTAAACGAAGATTTATACCAGCTAAACTTGTTGACAATCCGTATTTATCTTCACAAGGTGACTACGAGGCAATGCTTCTATCGTTACCTGAGCATCAAAGAAAACAATTACTTGAAGGTGATTGGGATGTTGCTGAAGGTGCAGCATTTGGTGAGTTTAACAGAGATATACATGTTGTAGAGCCTTTTAGTATACCTAAAAATTGGGTAAAGTTTAGAGCCTGTGACTATGGATATGGTTCTTATAGTGGTGTATTATGGTTTGCTGTTGCACCAAGTGAACAAATAGTTGTATATAGAGAACTATATGTGTCAAAAGTTTTAGCAACAGACTTAGCAGATATGATACTAGAACTAGAAGAAGATGATGGTAATATAAAATATGGTGTATTGGATAGCTCTTTATGGCACAAACGAGGCGATACAGGTCCTTCACTCGCAGAACAAATGATTAGTAAAGGATGTCGATTTAGACCATCAGATAGAAGTAAAGGTAGTCGTGTTTCAGGAAAAAATGAAATACATAGAAGATTACAAGTTGATGAATTTACAGAAGAACCAAGACTTGTTTTTTTTAATACATGTACAAATATGATTTCACAACTACCAGCGTTACCTTTGGATAAAAGAAACTCCGAAGATGTAGATACTAAGTCAGAAGACCACTTGTATGATGCTCTTAGATATGGTATTATGACAAGACCAAGATTTAGTATATTTGATTATGACCCTATAGGTAGACCATCAACAGGTATGCCTGTAGCCGATTCAACTTTTGGATATTAATATGGCTGAAGAACCAAATGAAGAAGTCTTTATTGAAGACAACTCAATAACATTAGAAGATACAGATAATTCTGAAATCGTAGATGAAAAAATAAGTGGTATAATACCTTTTATACAGGAACGTTATCAACGTGCAGAAGACTATAGAACTTACGATGAAGAGAGATGGTTACGTTCTTATAGAAACTATAGAGGTATATACGGAAGTGATGTGCAGTTTACAGAAGCTGAAAAATCAAGAGTATTTATAAAGGTAACAAAGACAAAAACTCTTGCAGCGTATGGTCAAATTGTAGATGTTTTATTTGCAGGTAACAAATTTCCAATAAGCATTGAGCCTACTATGATGCCTGAGGGTGTAGCTAAAGATGTTAGCTTTGACCCAAAAGAACCTGAAGAACTAAAAAATAGTACATCATTATCAAGTCCATATGGATTTGAGGGTGACGATATGGAGTTTCCAAAAGGTGCTACAGCAAAAAGCCTAGAAGATAGACTAGGACCTTTGCAAGATAAATTAAAAGATATAGATGGTTTAAAAGAAGAGACGGGTAAAACTCCTTCAGCAATTACGTTTAGTCCTGCTATGGTTGCTGCAAAAAATATGGAAAAGAAAATAATAGACCAATTACAAGAAACAGGTGCAAGTAAACAATTAAGAAGCACAGCTTTTGAAATGGCTTTATTTGGCACAGGTGTAATGAAAGGTCCGTTTGCTACAGACAAAGAGTATCCTAGTTGGTCAGATGAAGGTGAATATAGTCCTGTATTTAAAACTGTTCCTACAACATCTCATGTATCTGTTTGGAATTTTTTTCCTGACCCTGATGCATCAAGTATGGATGAAGCACAGTACGTTATTGAAAGACATAAGATGTCTAGGTCACAATTACGTGCATTAAAAAAGAGACCTCATTTTAGAGGTAGTGTAATAAACAGTGTTATTGAATCAGGCGAATCTTATACAAAAAAATATTGGGAAGATGATTTAGCAGACTATGCACCTGAACATGGTGTGTATAGATTTGAGGTATTAGAATATTGGGGCATGTGTGATATTGACATGTTAAAAGAAAACAATGTAGAAATACCAAAAGATTTAGAAGAGTTTGACGAACTACAGGCAAATATATGGGTATGTAATGGTAAGTTGTTACGAATGGTTCTTAATCCATTTAAACCTGCTAAGATACCTTATATGGCAGTTCCATATGAACTTAATCCATATTCATTCTTTGGTGTAGGTATTGCTGAAAATATGGATGACACACAAACTCTAATGAATGGTTTTATGCGTATGGCAGTTGATAACGCTGTATTGTCAGGTAATTTACTTATAGAAGTAGATGAAACAAATTTAGTTCCGGGGCAAGACTTATCTGTATATCCGGGAAAAGTATTTAGAAGACAAGGTGGAGCTCCGGGTCAGGCTATCTTTGGCACAAAGTTTCCTAATGTGTCAAATGAAAACTTACAGTTATTTGATAAAGCAAGACAGTTAGCAGATGAGTCAACAGGATTACCATCTTTTGCACATGGACAAACAGGAGTTACAGGTGTTGGTAGAACAGCATCAGGTATTTCTATGTTAATGAATGCAGCAAGTGGTAGTGTAAAAACTGTAATTAAAAATGTAGATGACTACTTACTTAAACCATTAGGTGAAGGATTTTTTAGATTTAATATGCAGTTTAACTATGACTCAAGTACAAAAGGTGACTTAGAAGTTAAAGCTCGTGGTACAGAAAGTTTGATGGCTAACGAAGTAAGAAGCCAAAGATTAATGCAGTTTTTACAAGTATCAGCAAATCCTGCACTTGCACCGTTTGCAAAGTTTCAATATATTATTCGTGAGATTGCAAAGGCTATGGATTTAGACCCTGACAAAGTTACAAATAATATGGATGAAGCTGCAATACAAGCAGAGCTAATGAAAGAATTTAGAGCACCTTTACCTGAACAGCCACCTCAACAACAAGAAGGACAACCACCAGCAGGTGTAAACCCTGCAGACCCAACAGGAGCAGGTGGTGGAACAATAGGAACAGGACAAGCACCTATTCCGGGAGAACAAGGATTTACAGGAGTACCAAGAGATAGTGGACAAACAAATACTGAGCAAACTCAAGCCGTTGGTAACGAACAACCACCAATGGGAAGCGTTCAATAATTATATTGATGCGTTAGTAGAACAGCAATATAAAATATTAGAACAGGCTAGTGATAATATTACTATGTATAGGTCGCAGGGAGCAGTAGCTTCTTTGCATAAACTTAAAAAATTAAAAGATGAAGTATTAAAAGATGTTTCAACCAAGTCCTAATACAACCATAGAAGATTTGCAAAAAGCAACAAAAACAATGAAAGATGCAGAGCTTTTTAAAGGACAAGTTCCTGCTGCAATTGCAGGAAGCACTGTTGAAGTAATTGAATTAATTAAAGATATAAATGATATAAATGCAAAGTATGGTGGTAATACAAAATTATTTTCGCATCTTGCAAAACCTTTAGTAGATAAAGTACAAAAAGAAGCAGGTCGAGAAAAATTTACAAAGGTGTTTAATGAACTTGCAGAACAGTATGACATACCATTTAAAGATGACCCAAATAATCCATTTAATATAATTGGCGATATTATAGGTCTTGGTGGTGCAGCTAAACTTGGAAAAGTAGCTGTAGAATCAACGGTAGATTTAGCAAAACAAACTAAAAATATATTTAAAGACCCACCTAATATAGGTCCTAAACCTCAACTTGCAGGTGTAGGAAATATAGAAAATGTTGAAGATGTTACTAAACAAACAGATAAACTAATAGATAAAACACCACCACCATCTCAAGCTAAAGCTACAATAAATCCTACAGTAATAGGTTTAAATACAGCTACAGGAAAAAAACAGGCAAAAATATTCAATGAATTAGAAGCTCAAAATAAATTTACACCTGAAGAATTATTTGAAAAAACAGGAGTATATCGTTCTAATAAAGATGGTAAATTAAGATATGATTTAGATGATAGCAATGCTTCATTAAAATTAAATCTAGGAGGAAGAGCAAATTTAATGGAATCAGGCGAACCTATATCACTTGGTGAACTTTTTGATTTTCCTGATTTATATAAAGAGTACGGTGCTTCTAATGTTCTTAAAAAAATGCAAGATAAAATAACTGGTAAAAAAACTTTTGAGCCTTTAAAAGATATAAAAGTAAAATTTATTAGAAACCCACAGTTTAAATATAATGCAGCTTATGACACGGATACAGACTCTATAACGATAAATATGGCAAATATGATAAATGATAAAGATTTGCTTGAAAGTAAAATAATACATGAAATACAACATGCCGTGCAACATAGAGAAGGATTTCCGTCAGGTGGGTCATCTTTAGAGATTATAGAAAACCTACCTAGAAGTAACGAATACTTAAAAATAGTAAATAAATATGGAGAGGATAAAGACCCATTAGTAGCTTCTATAGAAAATTTTAACACTAAAAAACAAGAATTTTTTGAAGACCAATTAATTGATATAGATAAACAATTAATAGATGAAATAGATAGCATGACATTTTTAGGTACAAGAAACGACAATACACGATTTTTAGAATACTTAGGAGAGTTAGAAAATAAATTACTAAAACAAACAAATCTTGATGAAAAAGCAATTACTCGTATTAAAGGAAATTTAAGTAAATTAGTTAGTGACCATAGACAAGAAAAAACATTTATAGAAAATATGCAATCTACGGCAATGGAACAATATAAAAACCTTTATGGTGAACGAGAAGCAAAGTTAGTAGAAAAAATATATAACAGAAGAAAAAATCGTGAACCGAGCCAAAATAATTTATTAGTTAGTGAGCTTGGTGGTGGTCAGAAAAATCAAAAGTTTGATACTCAAAAAAAAAATAAAAGAATAAGTTATGATTTAGATTTGTATCATGGTAGCAATAAAAATTTTGATAAATTTGATTCAGGTGAAATTAAAGATGCTGCTTTTGGCTATGGAATTAATCTTAGTAATAAACCTGAAATTGGAAAATTTTATGGTGATAAATTATATAAAACTAAAGTTTCTATTAAACCTGATGAAATATTAGACTATGATAAACCTATAAATCAACAACCCAAAGAAATACAAGAAAAGATTAAAAAAGTAGCAGATGATATATATGATGGGGGTTTTAGAGACACCATGACTAATCTTTTAAGAGATAATTATAAACCTGAAGAAATAACAGGAAAATTAATATATAAAAAAATAGGAACATACGGTAAATTATCAGATAAACAAATATCAAAAAAGCTATCTGAATTTGGTATAAAAGGATTAAAACATAAAGCAGGATTTTTACAAGGAGCAAAAACTGAAGATTCGGTAAACTATGTATTATTTGATAGTGATTTAATTGATATTGTAGGAAAGGAATAAAGATGAGTTTACAACAACAAATGAATATGTTTGATGAGGGTGGTCTCAAAGATGAGGGTGGAACAATAGACCCTGTATCAGGAAACGATGTACCCATAGGCTCATCAAAAGAAGAAGTTAGAGATGATATTCCTGCAATGCTAAGTGAGGGAGAGTTTGTATTTCCTGCAGATGTAGTTAGGTTTATTGGTTTAGAAAAGTTAATGATGTTAAGACAAGATGCAAAAGCAGGATTAAAAAGAATGGAAGAAATGGGTCAAATGGGTAATTCAGAAGAAGCTACTATACCTGATGATGTACCTTTTACTATAGATGACCTTGACATGGAAGAAGAAAAAGAGTATAATGAAGGTGGAGTTGTATACGCTAAGGATGGTCAAGTTATTAATAGACCACCATACGGTATAACATCTCAACCATCACAAATGGGTCAGCAGTTTAATATTGCACCACAACAAGTAGACCCAAACCAAACTATGCAGTATACTAATATGGGTGGCTACGGACCTCAGTTTGCAGGACAACAACCTGTACAACAACAAGTTTCTACATTTGAAGACTTAGTAGGTAAAAGTCCGGGAACTTTTGATGAATTAATAGAGTATACTAATGATAAAGGTGTTGTACAAAAAATACCATTTAAAGATGGAGAACCTTTATATCCAATACCTGATGGATTTTATCCTGTAGGCGATAAACCTAAAGAGTTAGCAGACCCACGAGATGTGCTTGTTGAAAGTGCAAAGGTAACTGAAGACAAAGAAGGTGATGCATCTTCTCCTCAAAACAGAAGAAAAGCTGAACAAGAAAGAATACAGAGTTATAAAAATACCATTAAAGCAGTTATGGAGGAAAATAATTTAAGTGCTAGTGAGGCTATAGAGTTTATTAAAGATGGTAAGCACAAAATTAAAGGTATACCTGTTCCGGGAATATTATTTGGAGATTTTCAATTATATGACGGTGTTTTAGATGAGACAGGTGTTGCTAGACCTGCTACGTATGGACTTGAACAAGCTGCTGAAACGGTTAATGAAGAATTTAAACAAGAAAATGTAGGAGTAAAACCAACTGTTGATATTGAAAGCATATACGATAAAAAATTTAGAAAAAAGAAATCCGAAATAGATAGCATGGAAGCACAACTACAAAAGCAGTTTGACGAAGAAGATGATAAAAAAGATGATAAAGTAGGTGTAACATCTCAAATGTCTCAAGATAATGTAACAAAAATATTACAAAAACAACAAGAACAAATTAATAAGTTACAAAAAGATAAAGCAGAAAAAGATGCAAGAGAACAAGAAAAGAAAGATATTGAATCTAGAATACAAGCAGGACAATCTATGCAAGGTAGACCAAGAATGGCTGTGTCTAGAACAGATTTACCTGATAGACCTGCAAGTGAGCAAGGTGGTAAAGGTGTTACAACTAATTTAAGAAGTAACGCAAAAGGTGGATTATTAAATAAAAAACCTAAAAAGAAAAAGAGTATGAAGCAAGGTGGGTTAGCTTCTAAAAAATAACCTACATGTAGATGGCTACTTATCCCCCAAATAATTGGCTACGATAACCCCAAAGGAGAAAAACTATGGCTGAAGAAGCTAAAAAAGAAATGGTGGAAGATGCTACACCACAAAAGAAAGCATTTATGCGTAAACCTTCTAACGTGGAAGGAAGAATAAAAAAAGACGAAGAAGAATTAAAAAAATTAATGGAGCAGGATAAAGAACCTGAACCAACAGAAGAAAAAGAAGAAGAGCCTGTAAACGCTGAAGAAAAAACCTTTAAGAAAAGATATGGTGATTTACGTAGGCATTCTCAAGAAAAAGAAAAAGATTTTCAAAAACAAATTGATGAATTAAAAAATCAATTAAGTCAGACTGCTCGAAAAGAAATGAAGTTGCCTAAAACAGATGAAGATTTAGAGAATTGGGCAAAAGAGTATCCTGACGTTGCTGCAATAGTTGAAACAATAGCAATGAAAAAGGCAAGAGAACAATCAGATGCTATTAACGAAAAACTAAAGCAGATAGATGAATTAAATGCACAAAACGCAAAAGAAAAAGCAGAAGTTGAATTACTACGTATACATCCTGATTTTGCAGAAATAAGAGAAAGCGATGACTTTCATCAATGGGCTGAAGAACAACCTCAATGGGTTCAAAATGCTTTATATGAAAACAACGAAGATGCAAGGTCAGCAGCAAGAGCAATTGACTTATATAAGGTAGATAAAAACCTTGTAAAGCCAAAAAAGAATGGTAGTGGTAAAACTGCTGCAACAGAGGTCAAAACAAAAAGTTCTCGTTCAGTTCCTGATGCAGAAGGCAATAGTAACAAAATACTAGAGTCAGAAGTTCAGAATATGTCTGCAAAAGAATATGAAAAAAATTCAGATATGATAATGGATGCTATACGAGCAGGTAATTTCGTATACGATATATCAGGTTCTGCACGATAACAGTTGACAAAAGTTATATTTTAAGTATAACTATAATTACAATATTGTGACCCCCACATGTGGAAACTCACATTTAACTACTTGAAAGCCTACCTGATGGTAAAAGCCTATGTTTAATTAGCTATTAAACGTACACCTTAATACTATTAGCCGATGACGAGTGAATATGTAGTATACATATTTTGTATACATTTGTTTATTTCAATGGAGATAAAAATGGCATTTAAAACTGCAGCAGGTTATGGTAATCTGCCTAATGGTAATTTCTCCCCAGTTATTTACTCTAAGCAGGTTCAGTTAGCCTTTAGGAAGACATCCGTTGTTGAAAATATCACTAATTCAGATTACTTTGGTGAAATTGCAAACATGGGTGATTCCGTTAAAATAATAAAAGAGCCAGAAATCACTGTTAAGGAATACGCTAGAGGTGCAAATGTGCAACCTCAAGACCTTGACGATGAAGACTTCACATTGACTATTGACAAAGCAAATTACTTTGCTTTTAAAATAGACGATATTGAAGAGGCACACAGTCACGTAAACTTCTCTCAACTAGCAAGTGACAGAGCAGGTTACAGACTTAAAGACAACTATGACCAAGACGTACTTGGTTATTTGTCAGGATTTGCACAAGCATCTAACAATGCTGTAGCAAGTTCAGCTAACTCAACAGTTAA